GCAAGGGTTCATCAACCAGCGAACCATTACCAGTGCCCTGGTTCTGGTTCCGGGAGAACTCGCTTACCTGCGAGGTGGCCACGACCGACCTACCAACCGGCTTATCTGACGGAGCAGATGCCTTAGTAGGCACCCCATTCTCCGTCAGCCAAGCCGCGCTCCGTGCACTAAAATACGGCGCCGACGGGGCAGGTAGAAGATCTACCGCCCAACCAGCATTGTCCTTGCGGGACGAGTTGCAGCTTCGACACGCCACGACCATATCCTCCGGAGTTTCTGCAGGAACTCCAGGATTCAAATGGTCATAGGTCGCGCCGCGGCCGCCTTTCCGGTCCCCCCACCAAACGACGTGACCGCACCAACGACATGCATCGCCGTCGCGAGCACGAATAGGCACAATCAACGAAGTTTTTCGGGTGTCGTTACGCCGCCTGTTTTCCCAATCAATCTCCTCTCGTAGACGCATATGGAACAGGTCTTCATCCTCAACCAGCTTATAGGCGATACGCCCATCATCCAGCGGCACCTGATCCGTCAGGTACCCACAGAACATCGCATCAGCAATGAACTTATCGGCAGCATCTGGAGTGCCGGTGAATTTTAGGACGCTTCCACGCTCAATAATATAGTCCGTCTTGAACGCCGCCGCCTCAACAGCCAAAGCAAGCACCTGACCAAACAGCGACCACATAGACTGCATGCTCGCGCCAGGAATCTCCAGCGCTCGCCACACAATGCGATGCTGAGCGGCTGTATCAGATACTTTCAGCCAAGGCATGAGGGGGGCTCCTTGCGGTGGTAGCAGTGTAGAACATTTTTCTCTACAACTTGGTCAAAATCAGCAGAAACCTGCTAAAGAGTGATGTCTTTCTCAATGGCGGCATCCACCAAATCCTCAGCCATGAGGTCGAGCAGATGCTGGATTTGGGACATGCGCTCGCGTATCTGACGCTGGCGCTTACCGAGGTTTGCGTTGCGCAGTGCGGCGGGGGTGAACGGGGCGAGGCTCTTCTTCGCCTCTTCGACGCGACCGAGTACCTCTGCTGATTCCTGCGGCGATTCAGCAGCTTCAGCGGTGAGCGCCGGCGGCTCGGTGAGCGTCATAGGGAGAGTTGGTTCGTCCTTGGGGTCGGCTCCATGTGCCGCGGTGGTGAGTGCTGCGGCGTGCTGGGTTCGTCGTTCTGCTTCGAGGGTGCGGATCTGGTCGATTGCTGCTCGAAGGCGCGGGTAGCTGTCGCTGTCTCGCTTCATGCTCATGGAGCGCTGCAGGAGCCCTTCAGTGGTCATGTAGGTTGCAGCGCGGGTTGCTTTGCCGCCGCCGAGGTCTTCGCGCCACTTCCGCTTCCATTTGGCGGAGACGCCGGTGAGGAGGCTGCCTTTGGCGAGCGCTCCGATTGCGTCTGCGAGGTCTGCGTTGTGGACCCAGATGCGGTCTGCGTCGTAGAGGTGGCGGATGGTGGTGCCGTTGATGGTGAGGTCGGTGTCTGGTGCTGCGATCGGGTGGTAGCGGTTCATGGTGTGTCCTTGGGGTGTGGGTGGGTTATTCGGCGTAGTTGGTGTCGTCGTGGGAGCTGGCGTGGAGCTTGGCTTCTTCGCAGAGCTCTTCAAATGCGTCTTGGAGGACCAGGGAGTTGAGTGATTCGACGGCTTTGGTGTTTCTCTGCTTGCAGGTGCCGCATGTGATGCGGAAGCATTTGCCTACGATTTCCCTGTCCCTGGTGAGCTGTAGGACTTCGACGGTGAAGGGGAAGCCTTCGTGTTCCTGGTGTTCTTGCATCAGTGTTTCTTCCTTAGTTGAGGAGGGTGTAGGTTGCCCAGAGCATCGTTCGGCGTGGGTAGCCTCCGGTGTAGAGGTAGACGTCTCCGCCGGGGTGTACGTCGAAGGTGCTGCAGGCGCGGGGTGCGATTGCTGCGGCGACTGCGTCGATAACTGCTTTGTTGCGTGCTTTTTCGCCGTGGCGTCCGTCCCAGTAGGCGTGGGTGTGGATGATGTCCTTTTCGCCGGTGGCGGTTCCGTGGACGAATTCGATTGCGATCTTGTGGCTTGCCATAGTGGTGTTTCCTTGGGTGTGGGGTGGTAGGGTCCCCCGCCGCCTGTGTGGCTACTGTAGGAAAAGGGGCGGCGGCGGGGGAAGCATGTGGGGGGTTAGATGTTGATGGAGGTCGTCATCATTGACCTGTGGCGGGCTCTGCCTGCTGCGCGGTTTCGCTGCCAGACTTCAACGTCTGAGGTCTTGTACCATAGGCGGCCGTCATCGTCTTTGGCTACGGGACGGAGGCGGATGCCGGCGGCTCGAACAGCGGCACCTGAGTAGGTTCGGACGGTGGAGACTTTGATGCCTGCTGCGGCGGCTACCTGGCTTTCAGAGACGAGCTTGGTGCCGGGGTTGCAGGCTTCGAACATGGTCTTGTGGGGCAGGTCAAGCGTCTTGGTCATTGGTGTTTCCTTTGGTGGGGCGGGGTTTGCGCCAGTGGATTGCTTGCATGTGGCGGCGGCAGAGCTGTTTGGAGGCTGCGCGTTTCTCTAGCCATGCCTCGACGTCTGAGGGCTTGTACCAGTAGTTCCCGTTGAAGTCGCCTTTAGCCGCGGGGCGGAGGCGAGCGGTGACGGCGGCTTTGATGGAGTCGCCAGCGTAGGCTCGCAGTGTGGTCTCTTTGATGCCTGCTTCACGCGCGACGGTTGCGGCGGGGAGCAGATGCTCACCGGGGTGCGCTTTCAACCATTCGGTGAGGGTGGGCAGGTTACTGAGGGGTGATTTAGCCATTGAGCTCTCCGTGGTTGTGGTCGTTGATGAAGCTGCCGATGAGGATTGCGGCCGCGGCTGGGATGAGCGCAATCATGAAGATGATTGCTCGGAAGGTGATTGTGGGCTGTGCGGTGCCGATTCCAATGATGACGATGGAGGCGAGCGCGCAAGCCCAGACGAGGGCTTTTGCGGTGCGGATAGTGCGGTCGGTGGTCATGGTGAGTGTCCTTGGGCTAGATGAGGAGGAGGATAAGGATAGCGAGTGCTGCGACGAGCCAGATGCCGAGGTTGATCCAGGCGAGGGTGATGAACTTCTTCTCCATCTCTGCGAGGTTGGTGCGAGCGATGGTGAGGTCCTGATTCAGGTTCGTCTGCTTGGCGTGAAGCTGCTTGGTGTAGCGGTCGAGCTGGGCGAGCGCCTTGCCCTGGTTCTTGCTGGCGCCTTGTAGGATTCCGACTGCGCATTCGGTTTCGGTGAGCTTGCGTTCGTTCTCGACGATGCATTGCATTGCGAATCCGACGTTGGCGTTCACGTCCTTCGTGTGCTGTGCGACCCTCCCGTTGAGGTGGTCGGTGAGGCGGCGGGCCTCGCAGAGTTCGTCCTGGAGGCACGCGACGCTGTTGTCGAGGCTGTCGATGTCGGCGCGTACCTGGTCGTGGTTGTCGATGATTGTCTGGATGGCGGTGTGGCGGTGGTGGCGGCCTGCAGCGCGGTCGCGCTTGGTCTTGGGGTTGGAGGCGGTCATGGGTGTGTCCTTTTGGTGGGGGTGGGTGGTGAGGTTATCTCTTTTGCAAATCGTTGATAAAATTGCGGAGCTCTTTCGCCCTCTTCTTTTCCGCCTCGGCCTTCTTGTATTCCTGGAAGTCTTTATGCGCTTCGAAACCGTAGGCCGCGGCGACGATAGCCGAGGTAACACTGATAACGGCGCAGGCGACGCTGAAGATTAGACTGAACTGGTCGGGTTCCATTAGTGTTTTCCTTCCGGGGTGGTTAGAGGAGCTGGGCGATTTGACTACGGCGGTGACGCATCAGGTGCTCTGCGAGGCGGGTGATGCAGTGCTCTACCGCTTCATCTGAGAACTGAAGCTTGTCCCAGTCCTTGACCTGGTCAGCGGTGAGCGCATCATGCAAGGTGACGCCGCAATCAACAGGGCAGGGAATGTGAATGTTCACGCGGTTGTCGAACAGCTCGTTTTCGTGCAGGGTGGGTCGCAGGTCAGGTCGGATGCTGTTCCTGCGGTCCCAGCAGATGCGAGCTGCGTCCAGGCACTTGTTCGCGTGGGCAATGAGCTCTACCCAGAAGTCGGGGTGTGCCGTCTTGATGTGTTCGGCTGCGGCGGTGCCCATGACGTGGGCGATATTGCTTGGGTCCAACTCCGCGTAGACTTCCTGGCATGCCCCGCAATGGAGCGCGGGTGCCTTCTTGCCGCGAAGGCGCGGGTCTCGGGTGTGGACGGTGAGGTGCCGCGCCCACCAGATGGTTCGGGAGTGCTCTGTGGCGAGCGCTTCGGCGGGGGTTAGGTGTTTCTCGTTCATTGCTTTCTCCTTAGTTGGTGGTGGTGGTTCCGCGGGGTGCGTGGAGTTCCATCTTTCTAAGCTCTTTCTCGTGTATGGTGGGTTGATGAACCCGATAGTGAATATGTGAGGAGTTTTCTCATGCTTGCTAACCCTGCTCGTGAGCTGCTTGGCGTGTTTGAGAGCTGGTTGCAGTCCTCTTCTTCTGCACGTTTTGCACGCCCTTTGGATACTGAGGAGGAAATTGTGCAGGCTTTGCATGCGGCGCTTCTGCTGCGTGATATCCAGCGCCTTGTGAAGGTCGCGGAAGTTGAGCGCCCCGAACATAATTTGTCGTATGTCCCGAAGTATTACGCCCGGTGGGCTCAAGCGATTTTCCAGTACCCCCACGGGTGGGACTATTCCTTCCAGTTAGAGAGCTACGAGCTGGACATGCTATCTGCTTTGGCGGGTACCTTTGATGCAATCAGTAGCTCCACTGAACCTGGGATGCTTGATTGGCTCAACTCCCAGCGTGAGGCGATAGCTTCCAAGGTTCGCGAGGTCGCGGATTACGTTGCAGACGACAAGGGACTGAGCAGTTCTTTCCGTGCGTACATCCACGAGGTTATGCGCCGTGTGGAGGCCGCTTTCTCCGATGAGCTGAGCGGTAGCTTCAGCTTGTACAACGCATATATGGAATTCACTGTTTTAGTCGATGCAGTGTCTAACCGCACCACAGACCCCGAAGCGAAGGCGTTCTACCGCCGTGCATGGGACTGGCTGCAGGTTTCCGAGAACGCTAGGGCTCTTGCCTGGGCTGCTGCTCGTAAGGCGATCGGCTTATAGGTTCCGCGCGGACGGCGAGTTGGAATCGGCGTCGTGCAAGCGCCGACTCTACGACGGCAATTGCTTCTTTGACCGTGATATGCACCGTGGTGCTATCACGGTCTTTTGCGTAGAGGGCTAAGTCATCAATGATGTTGTACATTTCCTGGATGGCTTCGTCGGAGTAGAACCGGGGGCGGGTGGGCCTCTGGGTTTCGGGGGTGTTCATTGGTGTTTCCTGACGGGTTAGACTATGAAGCCTTCGACGGTTATTTCCTTGATGCCTGAATTCGCGTCCATGGTGACTGACGCCTTGGTGCCTCTGAGGCCCAGTCCTTGACTAATGTCGAGAACTAGCTGACGCATGTCCCTAAATTCTTTTCTGGCCTGTTGGTCCCTCAATGGAGACTCTGGCAATTCCCTGCGTGGGTCTTTCCAATCCATTGGTGTTTCCTCAGTTGGTGGTGTTGGTGACGGGGAGGCTCGAAAGCCATGCGGTCAAAGATGAGCTGGTGTAGTAGATGCGTCCCCCGCTTCGGATGAAGGCGGGGCCTGTCCTGGCTTTGCGCCATGCGGCGAGAGTTCGGGGCGAGATACCGAGGTTGTCGGCAAGCTCTTCCGGGCTCCAGACCGTGAGCGCGTTATCGGGGATAGTCAGCATGTCCTGTTCCTTTTCTAGGAACAAATCCTAAATTTAGGAATGGTCGGCAAAAAAATTAGACAGTAGTGCCCAGGTTTGCAGCGTGGTCTTCAAGAAGCCAGGTAACAGGCACCTGTAGAGCTTCTGCAATCTTCCACACTTCAGTAATGCGAGGATCCGCTTTACCTGTGGCAATTGCGCTAATGCGGCTAGGGTGAAGTCCTGACGCTATGGCTAGACTATGCTGCGTCTGGCCTTTCATTGCTAGAGCCATTCGCATGTTTTTACTGAAGGTCTCCTCCTGCATCCCAGTGCCTCCTTTCGTTGGTATGCAACTATCATATTCCTATTTTTTGGAATATGCAACCCAAAACAGGAATTTTTTTTAGAAATCTTATAGACTGTTCCCATGACAGACATTAAAGACCTGCAATCCAAAGCAGATGCCTTCAACGACCTGGTAAACCGAGAAATCAAGGTATGGATGGTTCGGCGCGGCGAAGACCTGTTGTCCCTAGCCGCAAAAACTGGCATCTCCAAGAGTAAGCTCAGCCGATCTGTATATCGGTCAGAAGGATCACTCCCCGTTCGTGACCTCAAAATCATCAGTGCTGCACTCAATGTTGATATGACGGTCATTATCTCTGCAGCTGACAACGCAATGCGAGAAAAAGCGACCACTCCCCTTACGGACGCCCAGCTGGCGGCTCAGATTTTGGCACGTGCAGAAGCTGCATCGCAGGCAGGGTACACGCTTGCCGCGCATCCTGCCGATACGGTCATTACTGAAGACCCTGCCGGCGCCTAACCAACTACCCCCTATTCACTAACTTCTCATGACTTCAACAGCAAATACATACGATCCAGAGCGCCACGCCGCGTCCCTGGGTATCCGCATCGTCGAAGCTCAACCACCAGCCGGTACACTCGCCCTCTGGGATGAGCAGACCCGGACCATACTCACCGCCCCCGGGCTCCTGTGGCGACAGCGACGATGCGTCATAGCCCACGAGCTCGCCCACGCAATCAACGGAGACGAGCACTCCCCCATGGACGATGTCGCCTCCACCAAGCGCGAGCGCCGCGCCGACGCTCTTGCCGCCGGCTGGCTCCTGCAGCCACATGCTGTTCGCACGGCGTTGGCGGTGGCTCCTGATTCTTTGCCTGCTGCTGCGGCTGAGCTTGAGGTGACTGAGCGTATCCTCTCGGCTTGGTTGTGGGAGCATAGCAAACGGGGCGGTCTGGATAGCTAGTCCAGTCCGCCCCGTCTGTGCATCATCAATCAATGTAAGGAGATAAGCGCTTAGATCCGTCTGATGCTGTTCACTCACACAACAAGAAGATAGCGACTCAGCGACGCCCTTGCAGGTTTCCGCCTCGTAGTTATCGGTTATTGCGGGAGCAGTGTAGCGTCACGTGGCGATTGCGGCAAGAGTCTCAAGGTGTCGGCGTGTCGTGCGGCGGTTTTTGGGTAAAAAAAGATAACCGCCCCACCTGCTGTATCCGGCAGTAGACGGGACGGTTCCTGTGCAGTCCATGCTGAAGGAATGCTCGAACGAGATGACCGAGTTTAGCGTCACCTGCGGGCGAGCGCAAGTGAAAGGAGAAGCGGGTGGTTAGGGACCCTCTTCCGATTGGTTCTCATGGAAAGATTATGGCTCGGCGGATTAAACCGAAACGCTGGATGGCGCGTGTCTATTTTCGTGATAGTGCTGGCGTGCGGCGGGAGGTGACGGCGCAGGGGCCTACTCGTGCGGCGGCTGAGCATCGTGTGAAGTTGAAGTTGTCGAATCTGCCTGTGGCTGGTGCTGAGCTGTCCTCAGCGACGACGCTTAGGGAGGCTCTGGAGCGGTGGGTGTCTGGGTTGGATGATGGGTTGGCGTTGAACACCTTGCGTAATTACAAGCTGTGGGCTGAGCGGCTTTCTCAGAATCTTGGCTCTTTGCAGCTGAGAGAGCTCACTGCTGGTGCGCTGGATGCGTACCTGGCGGGTATTGATTTGCCTAGTGTGCGGTATAACCAGCGATTGACGCTCAAGATGGCGTTGGATGAGGCGGTGCGTCTTGGGGCTTTGCCGCATAACCCGGTTCTAGCGACTCGCCCGGTGAAGACCAAGAAAAAGGAAGTGCGAGCGCTGGATCTGGAGCAGGTTCAAGAGCTGCGGAGGCTCGTATCGGGGTTGCAGGCAACGCCTACTTACAGCGGGTATCTTCCTGATCTTGTTGATGTTCTTTTGGGTACTGGGTGCCGTTGGGGTGAAGGTGCCGGCATCCGCTGGCAAGATGTTGATCTTGAGGCGGGGACTGTGACCATTTGCGGCACGCTCGTTCAGAAGGCGGGTTGGCAGGCTGATACGAAGACGCATGAAGTTCGTACTTTGCAGGTGCCGCCCTTTGTTCTTGAGGTGCTTCGGAGGCGGCGCTCAGAGGCCCGTGAGGGCGCCGTGTTCGTGTTCGAGCAAGGCGGGGCACCACTTGCCTACAATTCAGCGAGGAACTACCTCCAGCGGGCGCTGGCGGGCTCTGAACTGGAGTGGGTGACCTGGCATGTACTGAGGAAGACTACGGCGACGTTCCTGGATGAGCGGCTTGGTCTGGCTGAGGCATCGTTGCAGCTTGGCCATGCGTCGGAGGAGATGACGAGATCTGCCTATGTGCAGCGGAGCAAGCAGGCGGCGTTTGCGGAAGCGTTGGAGGGGCTGGCGGGCTAGATTTGGTCCCCATTTACTCCCCACTTTGGAATCTCTCTTAACTGCTACTAGACTGTCACCATTTGCAGTTTTGGCATGAAAAAAATACCCCCGAAACCCCTTATAAATAAGGGATTTCGGGGGTATTTGCCCTAAACCATAGGGATACTCACGCACCCCGCAAGTTTTAGAAAGCCTTGTTTATGAAAAA